AGGAGTAAAACCAGCTCCTGTTATTACCCTACTATTAGTTCCACTCCCTGTCCATATAATTGGCGCAAACACACTAGTCCCACTTGTAGGCACTTTCATCGGTCTACGAATGGCTATGTAGATGAATGTATTATTGGCAGTAAATATTCCTGGGGTTGGTGTACTAAATCCTGTAGCTGTGGGGGATAAATAACTTGGATTATTATTTAAAACACGCTCTGCATCAGAGTTATTGGGACATAAGTCCTGAAGTTGTGTTTGACTCCATCCACGCATTACATCTTGTATTCTCCAACCATCAGAAGATGTATTTTTAACCAAAAGCCATTGTGGTTCAAATCCCAAATTAACAGGACTTATTCCACCACTAGCATCCGAAACAAAACTACCACACGAAATCACATTGTCTGTACCAGTTAGGCCAAAGCCTCCTGCGTCATGGGCAAATAGGTAGGCTACGTAAGTGCTACCAGACTCATTTACTGTTGAACTATCGCCTAAAGAAAACACAGTAGATGTAGGGCTTGTGCTGTTCCATCGGTTTGTGCCAGTTGCTTTAGCGGCTGTGCTATTTAAAACAAGATATTCTGTGTTTGCTAATGACCGATGGTAAACCTGCCAATTGTCAGCTGCATCTGTACGTTTTATAATAATACAGGCAGGTACTGAACCAAGATTGTGGCTTATGGTTCTATTAACTTGTGTACCTGTATAAGTCACAATATCAAAAAACTTTGGTTGTTTTCGAAATGTCCATGAGGCGTATGTGTAACCCGAACCATTTACTCCAACAGAATTTGCAAGAGTAAATCCGTTTGAATTGAATGCAGAAACATTTGTTAAAAGGGCGGCTGATTCTGCGCTAGTTGAAGCAGAATTAAGTGTATTAAATGGCGTTCTTTGGCTATCAACAATCCTATTCGCAAATGCTTCGTTTCGTACCTTTATCCAAACCATTCCACCTTTACCAGACAAGTCAATGCCATTGGTAATGGTCTGTGATGTGCCGTTGCCGTCCCATAGGTACGTGCTGAAAATTTCTTCAATATACGCTGGCACAGCAGCCGCACCACCACCAAAGGCATCGTAACTAGCCGCACCAGAAGTTGCTTGTAATGGCATGGTTTAAGCCTTAAATTGTGTGTTGCTTGCCAAGACTGTGAAAGTCGCACTACCTGTCTTGATAATGAGATAGCGATAGCTATCAATGCCACTAGCGTTACCCGCAGTAGGCGCACCACCTAGCCACCTAGTAGTCACTCCAGATGTAGTGCCATCCACTTGAACAGCAGAGTTGTAGTAAGCAGTAGCACCTTGAGTCACCAAGAAAGCCACAGTCATTGATTGACCTGTACTCATCAAAGTATTTAAGGACGTACCGCTAGAGCCTCTGAAGTTAACTGTCCAGTTAGCACTTGCGTTACTTGTGTAATACAAGACAGACTGAGTTGTAATGTCGTAAGCAATCGTGCCTGTAGCCGCAGTTGCTGATACTGTTGCCACCTCTGCTGCATCGTTTAGAACAATGGCTGTAGCTGATGATGAACCTGAGAAAGTCTTAGTAGCTGTGAATGTCTGTGCTGTGTTAAGGCTTGCAACATTGGTTAGCGTATTGTCAGCAAAGGTAATGGTTTTGTTTGTCAGGGTTTCAACGCCTGTTAAGGTAGCAAAAGAACCTGCTGTGAACGCTGCATTAGCCCATGTTGAACCTGTCCACACGAACAAGTTATTAGTCGATGTGTTCCAGTACAAAGCACCTGTGAGCAAAGCGTTACCATCATTATCTACAGATGGTGCAGAACTCTTAGAACCTAAGTATCTGTCATCAAAGGCATCGTAAGTGTTAGCAGCATCGGTAGCACTAGCAGCAGCAGCCGTTGCGCTTGTAGATGCGTTTCCTGCGCTTGTAGAGGCATTAGATGCACTCGTTGAAGCGTTGGAGGCTGAAGTAGCCGCAGCAGCAGCACTTGTAGCAGCAGATGTTGCACTACCTAAGATGCCATCAACATAAGTCTTAGTGGCAGCGTCTTGGTTATTGGTAGGGTCACCCAATCCAGTAATCTTAGACGTACCCATCGCAATAGCACCCGACATCGTGCCACCAGTAGTAGATAACTTACCACTCAGAGAAGTATCAACTTCAGTCTTTGTGTAAGCATCTGTAATACCATAACCAGAGATAGTCGTAGGATTCGTACCTGCTGTGATACGTCCAAATGCGTCAACAGTTACAGACTTGTATGTACTAGCAGTAACGCCAGTTGTAGCCAAGTCAATCTCGTCAGCACCAACAACAATTCGTGCGCTTGAGGCAGTATTCACGTTAAGCGTGTTACCTGTCTTGCTCATGCCAGTACCAGCAATAACCTGACCTGCACCTGAGAATTGAGCAAAGGTAATTGATGTACTACCCAAAGTACCGCTTGTTGGAATAGTACAGATAAAGCCGTTATTGCCGTTTACTGTACCGCCCTCAACAAATGTGTAAGCAGCTACCAATTCAGCGTATGTATCAGCGTCAGTTGTTCTAGTCCATGAACCAGATGCACATAAGTAGATACCATTGTTAGAAGCAGTAGTCTGGTCTTTAACCAATACTCGGTCACCTGCAATAACAGATATACCATCAATGGTCTGTGCGCCAGATAACGTAAGGTTAGCAGTAGAAGCAGCAACCACAGACGCTTTGGCATCAATACCTTGAGCAATAGCGTCTACATAAGACTTAGTTACTGCATCAGCATCAGCCGTAGGAGTACCAAGACCTGTAATCTTGTTTGTACCCATAGCTAAAGCACCAGACAAAGTGCCACCAGTTAGATTCAGCTTCAAAGCGTCAGCAGTATCTACATAACCTTTGGTAGCAGCATCTGAGGAATTGGTAGGTGTAGCAAGACCAGTAATCGTTCCTACTGTGCCAGAGGACATATCCAATGTGCCATCAATCGTGACGTTATTGAATGTAGAAGTTCCAGAGGCAGCCGTTACGTTACCAGTAACATTGCCTGTCAGGTTACCTGTGACATTACCTGTTACAGCACCTGTGTGTGTTCCTGTAGTGTTACCAGTTACGTTACCTGTCAAACCACCAACAAATCCTGTTGAGGCAGTTACTGTCGTTCCTGTGATGGCTTGGGCAGATGAGCCACCAATCACCGCACCATTGATTGTTCCACCAGTAATAGTGGCAGACGATGATGTGAGTGGGCCTGACAGACCCGCAGTAGCCGTTAAAGTGCCTGTCAGCGTAGATGTGCCAGTAACAGATAAGTTACCGCCTACAGTTACATTGTCACCAGCAGAACCATCTTGAAAGTTCTTCAACTGAGCCATCAATGTACGGATAGCATTGTTGACCAAAGATGGGGCCATACCCTCCGCTAAGTTAATACTGTTAATGTCAGTATTGTTATTAGCGGTACTGCTGTATTCTGAAATCTTGGTCTTTGCCATGTTAGTCCTTGTTAGCGATTAGCCATACCAGTTAAGTCAATTTTTCTTGGTTGTTCGGCTTGATACAACAAATTAAACATTGTTGGATAGTCTATATCTGGCATCCTGTTTTGCACATCAAGAAGACCTTTTGCAACACGACCTGCGCCATAAGCAGCTTCACCCATCAAACGAGGAGATGAAGTAGCCAATGATGCACCTGCAAGTGGAGTTCCAAATAAACTACCAGCCAATAATGCTGTAGGAATAGATGAAGCACCTTGCAAACCACGAGGCGCATAATTGCTTAACGCTTGACCTGCTAATGCTGGCATCATCTGGCGACCACCAGCTTCCTCTAGTTGCTTAACCAAACTCATGCGCTGTCCGTAGTTTGTATTGACATTATTTCGCATGACTGACTGCAATTTACGCATTTGCGTATCTACAGAAGCATTTTTTCCTTGAGATAAAGTTTTTTCAATCTCACGGATAAGGTCAGTAGCCTCTGAATACGCTTGCATTGTCTTAGCGTATGTAGGTGCTTGTTTCTTAATTTCGTTTTTAATGCCGTTGTAAACTTCATTGACAGCAGTTAAAGCAGTCTTTTGCTCAAAAGGAATATCCTCAAGAATTGCACCAACTTTTTGCTTTAGCTTATCAAGACCTTCTGGCGTATGAAACTCAACGGGGTCTAATTGCTTCCAAGCATCAATTTCAGCTTTTGCAGAAGCTAATCTATCAAACGCTTTTTCATTAACTATCTTACCTTTGTAAGTAGTTTTGTTCATAGCGTTATCAATGGCTTTATCAATACCATCAAAAGACAAAACAGTCTTATCTTTGCTTATGCTTGCCATCTCTGTGCGATAAGCATTTTGACGTTGAATAGCCATCTCAGCTAGGTTTTGTTTGGCAGCATCTAAAACTTCAGTTTGTGGAACTTCTCCACGCAAGTTAGCTTTAAATATATCTGCTGTTTCACCACCAGCACGACCCGCTTGATAGGCTTGTCCAATAGCATCAGAACCTGCACCTGTTTGCATACCAAGTAAGGGTTTTAAAGCCTTACCAGTAACATCGGCAGTTTTACCAACAGCACGAGCAGAAAGCATCAATGGGTCAACAGCACGAGCAGCAGTAGCTAACGCAGGTGCAGCCCTAGTAGGCAACATAGCACCGCCAGTAAGCACAGTAGATAGGTCTGCCATAACTCCAGCAGGGTCTGTAGCCAATGCTCGTTTAGCACCTTCTACGCTACCATAACGCTCTACATAATGCTGACCAACTTTAGACGCTAAGTCACGACTAGCTTTGTCTTCACCTACAGCTTGGACTAAACGCTCTGGTAATGCGTTTTGCAAGATACCAGCACCAAGGTCTAAAACAGCTTTAGTTGTTTGGATAGGGCTTGTAACGGCTTGATATATGTCGCCAAGCATTGAGCCAACAGAACTAGGAAAGTTTGTTACAGCACCTGTTAAAACTTGCTCAGTAGATAACTTCTGTCCACCAGCAACTCTATCAAGACCAGTAATTTGTTTTCCAGAAAAGTCTCTGGAAGCACGAGCAATCACATCGTCTTTAGTAAGACTTTCTGGTGCATTTCGATAAACATGAGAAGTGCCATCATCAAAGGTTACTGTAATGTCAGCCATGTTTACCACCCACTAGATGTTGCTTGTTGTTTCTTTTTAGGAGGAGTAGTCTCCTTCAAAAGACCAAGACCGAATGTTTTATCTAAATTTTGCAAAGCCGTTATGTTGGCCTCGTAGCTAAGTTTAGGGTCTGTAGCAGCCTTCAAATACATCTGCATTTCAGCATTTGAGTTCATTTGTGACGCAGACATTCCTGTTGCTTCTTTAATCAAGTTAAGCAACAAAGGACGGGTCTGTTCAATTACTTGACGTTGTTCTTGGTTTTTAGTTCCAAGCGCACTACCCACAAATTGACCAACTGCCGATGTACCCATCTTTGCGCCAATGTTTTCACGACCACCAGAAGTTGTGCTAGTAATACCACCACCTTCAAGAAGCGTGTCATAACTTGTTTTTAGTTGACCGACAACATCTGACAATTGTTGTTTAGCTTGATTTTTGGTGTCAATTTTTTCTTGTGCTTTTTCTTGTTTCTGACCAATATTAAAGTCAGCCAACATTCTAGCTGTCGCCTGAGAACCTTGAGACAATGCAGCAGTTTGGGCTTGTGCAAGTTTAAATTGTTCAGATAATTGAATTCTATTAGACAATTCTGCAAAACGCTTGTCAGCAGTTTCATCATCAATAGCACCACTTGCATAACTTTTGCTATACCTCTGTGCAGTTGCCCTTAAAGCAGCAGGAACATTCTGGTCATTAGCAAAAATATCAAATGGGTTATCTGCAATTTGTGCAGGTTTTTGCCCACCAGCAATAACTTCGGGCTTTTGCGTTATTGGGTTTATCCTGATAAGTTGCTCATTCTTTCCAAGTTTTGTAGTCTCACCTGTCATTGCCTTCTGAGCAGCAACCAACTCAGCCAAAGTCTTGCGTCCTTCAGCAGAACCCATAAGTTGTGGTGCAATACGAGCCAAGTCAAAGCCAGCAGGTCTAACTGCCATATCAGGCATTAAGTTACCCTCATCATCACGAGCAGGGAATTGACTTGGTTGACCTTGGAAAGTAACCTGTTCTGGTGAAGTGCCTTGAGCAAGAATACCTTGAATACGTCTTTGTTCAGCTAATGCTTGTTGCTCTAACTGACGCTTACGAACCATGTCAGCTAACTGAACATTCTGTAACTGGCTTTGCAATGTGTCTTGCATACCACCTCTGTAAGCCTTTTGACCAGCTTGCAAGCCTTCAGCAATAGACTGACCAGTATTGCCACCTTGGAATAAACGCCCTGCTAGGGCATACAAGGCTTGTGCTTGTGCATCGTCACGATTACGAGCAATGTCAGCTTGTGACATACCGAGCAGACCCATTGTGTCTGCACCGCCTGTACCGAAAATGTCTAATAGTCCAGCCATGTTAGTCCTTAACCATAGTTGTAATAACCTAAGTCAGCCCAATTAGATGAGTCAACTACAGTTGTTGGTGAAGAACCGCCCAACCAATTAGATGCGCTATTCCACAAGTTACTAATACCTTGTTGACCACCTAGATTCTTATACAAACCACCACCAACAGCAGCCAATCCTAACAAGTTTTGCAGATTAGAAGTGTCTTGTGTACCACTAGCAGTAGACTGTCCAACTCGTCCTAATGGGTTGCCATATACCAACGATAGATAGTTCTGTAAGTTCTGTTGTGGCTGGTTTTGCAAGAAGTTAAACTTAGCAATATCAGATTGCATTTGCTGACCTGTGTAACCCTCACGGATTTGACCAGCTTGCAACATATTCTGAATGTCTTGGTAATCAGCTTGAGCCATTTGAGGCGCAGCCATCGTAGCAGCTTGCTGTCTTGCTCTCTCATCAGCGTAGTTCTGATAAGCCAGTTGACCAGCCGTGTTAGCCAACTGTTGACCAAATGCACCAGTAGCCCTGTCTTGCAAAGAACCCATAGCACCAGAGCCATAACGCCCTGCTAGGCTAGACTTAGATGCAATATCGCCTAAAGTCGTTTTAAACTGAGTCTCAGCAGCACGAGCAGCAGGTTGGAACGCACCTTGAAAGAAAGGGTTTCCACCTAGAAAACCACCAGAAACTGTGTTCTGCAACTGATTCTGTGCAGACTGAAGTAAGGGATTACCCAAAGAAGCACGAGCCTCTAAAGCCTGTAATCCTGTTTGAGTGGTAGTGCTAGGGCTTACATAAGTCTGACCACCATAGTACTGAGGCCCACCGCCCTGATAGGCTTGCTGCGCTTGCTGTAAGCCATACGAAAGGTAGGGCTGAATTGTTGGGTCAATTGACGATGTGGTAGTAGTAGCCATCTTTTACTCCTAGAGTTTCGGATTCCAAGATGGGTCATCCACGGAATCCATTATACATAAATTATTAAAATCAACCAATAATTGCATACCGATATGTCTTATTAGCAGTCGAATTTGCAAAATGGGTTATCGTAGCCGTACCCTGTCCTTGGGAACTAGCATAGATATTCGTTGAGGCAGCGAGTGACACTAAGTTAACAGTCGCTATCACAGATGGCGTAGCTGGTCTAGTAGGGCTTGTTCCAGCCACATAATGCTCAATTACTACACCAACATCTGACGCTCTCCACATCAACTGAATGTAGTCATTAGCTGCCAAATCTACATAAAAGTTCATTGCCCCAATTAAGTGATATGGGTCACCAGCTGCTTTTCTCTGAGCTAAACCAAACCTACTATTTGAGCCAGTTATATCTGTGCCATTCTTTCTAAACCAAATATCTGCATCTTGTGAGTCGTTTGTTGTGTTTTTCAGTTGGATAGAAAACTGTATGTTATACAAACCTGCTGCTTTTACATTCAACCTAGAACTATTTGATAAAGTAACTCCATTAGAGAAGTCGGTTGTATCAAATGTAATAGGATACGCAGTCGTTGTATTAGCTACAGTCTGGTCTGTTCCATCTTGAAAAGAACCATAAGGCGCAGAATCAGCAAAAGCAGCAGCAGAGGCAGGGACAAAGACAATCACGCTGTCTGGGCCTATCCTTCTGTCTGTCAAAGTGGTAGTTAAAGCACCGCCAGTTGCTAGAGTCAAAGTCCCTGTGTTGTTGGTCTTGCCATCCATGATGCCACGGACAACTTCTGCCACGGCTCGTTGGTCACCACCAAAAGCAGGTAGGCTTCTAAACATCAGCGCACACCTTGACCAGCTACGTCAACATCTACAGCAACAGCGTTTTTCCAATCTGCGCCAGTAGGATTAACTTGGATACGATGGTAACGCCCTGCGCTACGCAAAGAAACCCTGTTCTCTGAGTCAGCAGCTACTGGAGTCCCAAAGGTAACATCTTGGCTTAACAATGTGCGAGAAGCCACAGCAACTGTTGCTGAACCATTGTCTACCAATGGACGAGCCAAAGTGACAACAGATGGCCCACCCAAATCAATGTCTCCAGTAGCAATCCTGCCCGAAAGAGGCTGACCTGTGTATGTGAAAACCTTTGCGCCTAACGTACCACCAAGGAAATACTTGCCACCCACATAAAGGCGTGAGTCTAAACTTGTTGTCAATGCGTCAATAGATGCGTTAATGCTATCCAATTGCTCTAAAGTTACAGCAGTCGTAGATGCCTCAGACAAGAAGTCAGTACCTGCGTCTGCATAAGTCCATCTCTTTGTGGCAAAGTTGTAAATGATTAGTTTACGATTTCCACCTGTATCCACATAGTTCCAAATAACCAGTTTGCGAATAGGGTCAACAGCAGCAGACATAGTTCCATAGTCGGATTCTGATGCGTCATCAATAAAGAATCGGTCAACCTTCTCACTTCCAATTGGCACTACTTGCTGACCATCACACATATAGAAGCCATCGTCCGATAGGAAGAATGTAACTCCTTGGTACTGAGCAATAGAGCCAGCAACCATACATCCCTTGTTACGAGAGATATTGTCAAACTGGAATATAAACGGAGTGCCAACATAAGTCATTCGGCTAATGGCTCTTTCTAAGAACACCAAGCCAAACTCACCACCACGAATTCCTACAATCTGTCCACCATCAGGAATGTCCTGATAATCAGACTGAGTGTTTACATTCTCTACCCAATCTGTTTCATCGTTAATAGCTGACCAGCGAACACGATACTGTTGTTGAGTAGTCTCTAGCGTATTAGCGCAAACAACAAAGTCACGCACCACAGTAATAAATTTAGCAATAGGTGCAGATGCGCTTAAATTAGCAAAAGACGTAGAAGTTCCTAGCGTCCACCCTTGTAAAACATCAGCATTGTTTGTAGTAATTACTCGTTTACCAAACTGAGTAAATCTAACCCTATCGTTAATGCCAGTTGTCATTCCTGTTTTAACTTGGGTCAATGCGCCTACGCCATCTACTGTAAAAATCTTAGATGCGCCAGAAGTAAACAATTGAGTAGTAGAGTCTGGATTCTTGGCAGCGTACAAAGAAACTAGGTCTTCAGCAGCAGTAGCAGAGAACGCTACAGCACTAGGAAATGGGCCATAACCCACGGCTTGAGAAACCACGTTCTTAGCGTCAGTCAATGCGCCAGAGATACCTGATTGGTCAGGCATCCACTCACCTAGTTGAATTCTTTGTGTAGGCATATCAGATGTATGTTGTTTGCATTGCCAAAGGAACGCCAGAGAATTGACCCTTCTCGTCAGAACGAGTCAACGAACCCATAGCCCTGTCAAACATAGTTCCCCATGTATTGATTCGAGCATCGTTCATCAAGTAAGGCTCGGCTTCAATCAAAGCACCATACAAGAGCAAGTCAGGACAAACAGTCAAGAATGTATTACTTGTATTTGATGTACTCAAGAAAGGAGGCGCAGCAGAATAAACCAAACTCAACGTGTAAGCAAAATCAGGAATAGGTGCTAACTTAAATGTGCTTGCCAAGACTGTGTAGTCCAATGGCTTACCTGCGTCCATGCTTCTTGAGTTACGAGAGAACAAAGACGGAGATTCGTAGTTCAATGGGAATACAGGATTACCTGCAACCACAAAATCTTTTACTTCCAAGAAGTCAGATGGGATATTAACTGTAGCTGTTCCAGATGTGCAGGTTAGAGATGTAGAAGTCAACATCTGACGAATACGCAAGTCTCTGCGTAAGCGTACTTCTGCCAAACGGATAAAGTCTGGAATCTGAGTCGTTAGGTCTGAACGAGCCAAGTATTCTGCAATAGTTGTCTGTAGTTCAGCATAGGTAGTAAAACTCATACAACTCCTGTTCTAGTGCGCCATGCACGATTCATTGGGTCATTTAACCAAGCAGCAAAACGCTTGTCATCTAGAACAGCAAAGCCACGCATGATTCCAGCTTTGTTCAAGTCATCAATGACTGTCATAGGAATAGATGCAACCTTATTGCCAAACAATTGGTCAGACCATCTTGCTCTCTCGTCATACGAGTTATATTCTTTTTTATTTTGCTCAACAATGTCAGACACATCTTGACGAGTCTGAATAACGATACCGCCCTCACCATCAGCGTGAACAGCAGTTTGTCTAAAGTTGTTAGGGTTTTGCATAGCCTAATTCTATCAGTTTGAGTAGAAAAGAAAATGCCCCAGATGTTTAGTCTGAGGCATTTTAGAGTTACACCAGATTAAGGTGTCAAGTCAGCCAAAATGCCGTGAGCAGCTTGGTTTTTCACTTCCAAGGTGTACTCGCACAGCAACTGAGTGCTTTCGTTGTCGCCAGTTACAGCCAACTCGTTGGTCTGGAAAGGACGCAGATAAGCAATAGCAGCCATGTCAGGGTCAAGGATAAACGCTGTTTCGCCACATGAGTTAGTGGAAGTCATGAACCTGTTGGGAACAATTGAGATTGCACCGAAATCTGACAGGTAAACGTCCGCAGCCGAAATGATGGTTGTAGGCGTATTGCTTGGGGCCATGAAACGCTGTGCAGCAATACCAGTAAAGGCAGAAACCAACTGCTTGTGAGCAGGGTTAACCATCAATACTTTAGGATTGCCACCAGAAGCGTAAACTTCTTTAACGACAGTTTGCAAAATTGCCTCTGTGAAAGTGCGGTTTGTACCATCTGTACGAGCAGTAGTCCCCAAGTCACCAGCAACACCAGAAGTACCGCCATCATAGTTAGAATTCAACCATGCTTGCAGACCACCCAATTTACGAGCAGTAGAAGAATTGCCGTTAGCAGCAACTTGGTTGCTCAACA